CTGGGTACTTCACCTGTGATCGCAAAAATTCCGTCGTCACCCTCAACGAAACCCCGAACCTTAGATTTCATTTCCCACGCAAGGAACTTGATAATCATAAGATTCGTGAAGCCATTGCCAAGACTGGTGCACATGTCCCCGGACATGCGGCACCCCCGGACACTATAACTGACAAGCGGCGATTGACACACATTATTCCCGCTAAAAACTTCAGTCATCTGACCTGACAATTCACTCCACCTATGACCAAGCATATACCTATAAAGCGCACACTCGCACACTCGAATCATCTCCGGTGCGAAGTGGCCCTCAAAACTGGTATAGTCGGTCGCGATCACCCTCTCACCAGGCGCAGGTGAGCACATCTCCAAAATGTGTGCAGGGTATTCGCATATGGGTATATGCTTTACAAACTCCGGAATGCATGCATACACCCGTTGCTCAATTGATTTTATGGCTGGACCGAACATAACTTTGGCATAATCAACCCTAGCATTTATGATGCGATTCTCTTTCGCACCTTCCAATGCCTCAACCTTGCCAAAGCACTTACAGAGAAACATCTTGTCAGCGCCCACTCCTTCCAGCACCTGACGATGAGCCTCTCTTAGTTCCTTCTTCCGCCACTCGGGGTACCCTGTGGTTGCTAACCAACCTTCCATGTCCAACATTTGTGTCTCATCCAGAGGCAACAAACCATGACGTCTAGCCTCAGTGCGCAGGTACATTCGAACAAAAGAACGAAACCTGGCAATCTGAGTTTTATCTACCTCCGGCGTCTTGATTAGTATTCTCCGGCAAACACCTCGGACTTGGCTAAGCTGATCGCGTACATCATTAAACGGCAGCGCAGCCGTCTTATAATGGACCCCCAGGGATCTCTTGAGCCACGATCGTCGCGTCGTGAAACGCGTCCGGTGAACTCTTAAAGATACTCCTGCTTTAACATTCGGTATCTCTTTGAGTTTGTGCAAACAATCCACGGCCCTTCGGCCCGATTGATATACACGCGCATAGGTGCAGCTCCTCACCAGACCGGAGCGGCACCTCGCTGAAAATGGTGGTCCCAATTCCATCCCATGCGTGCTACCTTATGCACAGCCATATCAAGGCTCATGCGTACGCTATCCTCAACAATATTCAACGCAAGATCAACATCCGTCGAATCTATGTTAACTGACACAGCCATACGCCTGGCCTCATCCGTCCATGTTTCCACGTCCGGTGGCTTCAGTCTCTTCCTAGTAGCCAACGCCGACACTATTGTCCTGCTGATATAAAGTTCAGACGACACGAACTCATCGCAGAAAAACAATGCCCCAAGGCGCAACGTCACCATGTTGACACACACACTGACAAACCAGGCCAATGGTCTTAAGACTCGATTGTCCATGTCAGCATTAATGTCCCACGCAGGCACGTAATAGCCGCCTTGTTGCACTACAAATCGGTGCTCAATCTGCTCGAACGTTAGGCCCTCAACACCCAACATACGAAACCAACCGAGCCATCCTAGATATAGCACACGGGATTCGCACCGATAGACATCAGCATTCTGCTGAAACTCATTCGGCGCATGGCGGAACGACGAGGGTCTCACCTCATAATTCCGATTTGGGATAGACCGCACACGTGTGTAGCGGATAGCACGCACCATGCAAGGAGCGAACCACCACATGCAGTAGCCGAAAGCCAACACTGTGTAAACAACCACCCCCAACACAAACGCGGGTTGGAACACACCAACATTGACAAACAGCGGCAGCAACTTACAAACACACGCCAACATCACCCACACCATAACCCACCACAAACTCCTTCGAATAACCCGAACGTACCCAAAACGTACCGGCACTTTGAAGTCTGTGTTGGCGGCATAAACGGGGACAGGTGCCACATAAGGCCCCGTTTCTCCCATGGTTATCGTTGGCTGAGTCACAATGGGTCGGAACTTATTCACCACGATGGGTTTATCTGCTTCCGGCTCCATCACATCCTCATCATACGGCCTCAATGCTCCAACATCATCGTTCACCACTGGCACTACCCTACGCACCCGGATGTCCGATGGCACTCCACCAGAATTCGCCTGCATTCGCCTCAGTCGCAAAACGCTCGCAGGCTCAACTTCTACCCGGAACTTCTCCTCGGGCGTCCCCGACACTGCGTCCAACAACGACAGTGGCGGTGCTGACGGGATCGGCAAGTGTACTGGCGCCACAAGTGCGCCGACTCCCATCACGGGCGCCACCAACACTGGTATGCGTGACGCCCTAGGTACCACATGCTTGCTAGGCGAGTCAACTTGGTGTCCTAGCGGCACCTTGACCTCACCCCTGGCGTCATGTGACGTAATATCCGACTCATCGGGTTCGACAATCAGCTGCGCCCGCCGTCTCAAACTCCACGGCGGCGACACCAAATTCGGCCCCACAAAATTAGTTAAGCTCGACATTTCCAGTAAACCGAATGTTTTTCTTCCAAGTGTTCCCACGGTCCCTTTTTAACCGCAAGGCACCACCACACATTCCATGGACAACGTCCAGGCATAATGTGGCCAGTTGGTATTACGGTCGGCACACCCAGAATACCCCAAGTTGGCTACCCGCAGCTTCAATGTCCCTACCTCGTTTCCACGGCCCACAACCACTCACCATTTCTGGCTAAGTCCACCGAGGCGTCAGTTAGGATAACGGAGCTTCCACTCCGAACTTAAAACTACGTATTCGCCCATGTTCATCCAGTTGCCCTGTTGGTAGGGTCGGGAAGACATCACATATAAGGATCCACCCGGCGCCATGCAAGCCCGGAGAAAGCTCAATTAACGTTGGCCCTATGATACAGCATCACGTTCACGCTCGGACATTTCGGTGCCCAACTCACATGTGTACTCCACGGTATGAGTGATAAACCCTTCGGGAAGACATCACATATAAGGATCCACCCG